TATTCAGCAAATTGGATTTAGCGGTCGCCACGTTGTTGCGAAGCTGGGTCTGCGCGTCGATCGCCTGGTTGGAGATGTCCGCGACCTTGCGGCCTCTGTCTTCGGCCAGCAGGCCCTGCTGGGTCGCCGCACTCTGCGATTGGCCGATACCGGAGCGCGCCAGGCCAAAGATCAGGTTCTGCTTGGCGAGGTTATATTGCCGGTCGACCTCGGGGATGTAGTTACCGGTGTAGTCACTGGTGAACTTGCTGTAATAGTCCGGGGTGAACCGCGCGAAGGCGCCCTCGATGTCGCTACGCGCCTGGTCCGCTGCCTGGGTCCGGCCTTGCTGCCACCGTTCCGTTAAGGCCGCCTGCGCGTCGACCTGACGTTGCGCTTCGGCCTGCTGTTGCTGCGTCCGCGCCAGGTCCTGTGCTCGGTTTTGTTCAGCTACATCGAACTCGCGTTGCTGCTCGGCCAGCGCCTTGTCGGACGCCTCCTGCTGAGCGACTAACTGCCGGTTCGCCATGCCCTGCGCGGCGTAGTCTGTCCCGCCGCCGCCGCCTCCCCCTCCGAAGCACAACCTAGGATACTCCCTGTTTCATCCTAGCTCGCGCGTTACGTGTGTGTAAACAGCGCTTGCACAGACGTATGTGAGAACGGGTTGGCGCCCGATAGACATTGTCATCGCCTAGCCAATGCCCTTTACGGCAGTAAAACCGACGCGCCATGCGATCGCGTCGATTGTCGGCATCGGTCCCAAGATACAAGTGGTCCGGGTTAACGCAGAGCGGCACGTCACACCGATGCAGCACTTGCAATCCTGGCGGTATTCGTCCTTTGACGTCCGCCCATACCAAACGTGCCGCATGGACTTTGATCGTTCTGCCGTTCAACCAGATGTTTTGCACTGCTCGAAGCGGTTGACCTTTCGAGGTCTTCACGCTCCCGGTCCACAGCCAGCATCCGCTGTTTGGTTCTGGAACGTATTGGCCTGACCACATCTTCGGGTCTCCAGACGTAAAGGACGAAGTCCTCGCCCTGTTTGCCGTAGCCCCGCAGAACGCATTCCTGCCGAGCACCCAGAAACTCAATCCAACGACGGCTATCAGTGTGGGACGCCATCGCGCGGCATTCGGCGCGATGGAACTTCACCCCCAGCAAAGCGGGGATGATAAAGCGGTAGGCGTGTCGTGTCATGTCCAGCACCACATGCCGCCACTGGTCGGTCCCGTAGGCGAACACCGACCAAACCCCGGGCCACAGCGCGAACACACCCTGACAGGACACCGGGACGCCGTTCAGCTCCCAGATGCAGCACATGTCCCCCATCCAAGCGAGCTGTCCCTGGACAAAAACATCCAGGTCCTCGGACCAGCGCAGCGCGAACAGTTCCCTGCGGTCGCGCTCGCGCAGGTTCTCGGCGATCGCGCGCAACCCGGCTTCGGTGACCGGGACCCGGGTAATCACTTCACATCCGCCTTCTGGAAGTTGATCGTCATGGACCCCAGGATCGCGGGTGACGGATCGCTGGTCGTGAGGGTCAGCCCGATATGCGTCCCGTATCCGGCATAGGGGATGGATTGCAGCGAGTAGGTCTGTCCCGCGAACGTGCCGACCAGCTCGCGCGCTGTCGGGTTGTTCGCCAGCATGCCCGCCTGGAGCGTCCACACGCCGTTTATCATCAGGTCAATCGAGATTGGCTTCTTCCAGGTGGTCGGGGTTTCCGCCGCCATCATCGGCGTGACCACGGTCGCCAGCGTGTTGTCATACTGGTTACCGTCCGGGCCGCCATACATGTAGAGCGTGTCACCGCTACGGAAGATCACGCGGTTCTGCACCGTTGACATGTAGTCAACCGGCACGGTGAGCGTGAACGTGGCCCACGCGGAGATTTTGGCAGACGGGTAGTAGGACAGGACATAAATCTTCGTCCCGACCGACAACCAATACCTGCCCGTGATCGGCTGCACGATCGCGCAGACCTGGTTCATGTAAGGGCTGTTGCGGATTTCGTCGATGATAAGCGGGTCAATCGGCGAGCCCACGTCGTTAACCGCAGCGGCCATGCTGGCGTTGATCGCCTTGAGCGAGCGCACGCCGCTGTCCGACATGAAGAGCACGTCCCCGGTGCCGAACTGCAACGCGCTCTGCGGTGCGACACAGCCGATCCGCACGAGCTGCTGGAACACGTCCGCGGCGGGATCAGGGTCCAGCGTCCAAAGCTGCGTCATCAGGCGCGAGAAGATCGCGACCTGCTTGTAGTAGACCTCCATCGAGATCAGGTTCTCGGCGTCGCTGTCGTGATCGGCCAGGTCAATAAAACCAGCACCCGGATTGTTGGTGTTGGCCGGGTCCTGGACCGTAGGGTCACCGACCCCCGCGAACCGCAGGATCGTGCCGTTCAGCCGATACATCTTCGAGCCGTAAAGTCGGATGTAGGAGCCTGGGTTTGGCGGCACGACGACGCCGTCATACCAGTTGGTGTAAGAGCCGTCCGTGTTCAGCGCCGCCACCATGAACTTTTGCTGGTAGGCGTCGAAGTCAACCAGGCGCGAGATGGTCTTCCCCGTGTCGACCGCGAGCTGGTGATAGAGCACCGGGAACGGCGACGTGCCCTGGTTGATCGCCGGCGGCGCGATCTGACCGAACACATGGATTTCGTTCATCAGCCCGATCAGGCCCAGGGTCCCGGCCGGAAGATTGGTGACGGCGACGAAAGCGCCGCGCTTCTCGATTTCGCCGCCCGCGTTAATAATGAAGTTGTCCAGCGTGCGCAGCGATCCGGCCGGCGCGGTCAGGACACTGCGGCGGACATCCAACCCCAGCTTAAAGTCGTCAATGATAAGTTCAGTCACGGCCCCGTGCCGTAGCCTGGCGGTATGTAATCAAGCCCGATGCGGCCGTAGAAATCGTCCTGGCGCGGGCTGCCGCCAATGATGAACGGTCCCCGCTTGTGGGCGCCCTGCTTCACCTTCATCCGGCGCAGCCACTCCTTGCCCTTTTCCAGCTTGAGCTGCGCGTCCGGCGCCTTCTCGCGCGCCAGTATCTCGCCCGCGGCAAACAACAGGATCGGCCGGTGCGGCAAGGTCGCCAGGTCGCTGTCCGCGATCATCGGCTGGACCAGCTTGGGTCCCCGCATCCGGAGCCGCGCCGTGTCGTTCGGGTTGACGCCTACGGGCGCCTGGTCCGGGACCGGCCAGACCTCGAACGTGTCGTCGTCCGGGTGATGCCGCCAGCGCTGGATCGGCCAGGACGTGAACCCGGTCTCACTGTTCCAGAGCCGGAAGTCCTCCGGATTTATTCCGTAGAGCACTTCGTTGTAGAGCGAGGTCCAGACCAGCCAGACCTTCTCGACGTTCTCGAACGGCAGGTCCGGATCGTAGGGGTAGTATCTTTGGTTGATTGCGATCGGAATGTCCCGGTCCACGTTGAGTTGCGGCCAGTTGTAAGTCTCAAACAGTTCGTCCTGGGTGCGGTTCAGGACATAGGCTAAAGTCTCTTTGTCGTTGACCCCATGCGCCACGTTGGTGCTGTGGCCGACTTCGGCCCTTAGCATCGTAATCAGATCGCGGAGCTGGTAGGTCGTCGCCATTGGTTCAGGCCGCCGCCTTAGTGGTTAGCTTCTTGGCGCCGGCAGCGATCGCCGGGTCGACCTCGGTGTCCTGGCCGGAGGACAATGTCTGGGACGTGACCTGCGGACCAGGTCCCGGGTTCACCTTGGTCCCGACCAAACGCGCCTGGAACCGGTCATTGCGCTCCGGTAGCTGGAAGTGATGGCCGGGAAACAGGTGTTTCCCGACCACGTCGCCATAAGTGTCCTCTAGTCTTCGCTTCTCGACCTGCGGCGGCATGTCGGCGGTCTCGCCAACATCGAAGATTTCGGTCACCGCGCTCTCGCCATGCAGGAACTCCAGCACGATCAATTCAGGATAGGTGATCGGCCGGAAGGCGCTGCGGTTGACGACGTTCAACAGATCGCCCGCGAGGGCGACGTTGCATTCGAGAAGCTGGTATTTGGACATTAGGTGTATCGTCCCTTGTTATCCCGAACCCGCTCCGGATCGTGCCGTCGAGCGTGTTCGGCTTGGGTCATCGCTTCAAGGTTTTCGGGGCGGTTGTCGGTTGGGTCACCGTTGACGTGGTGGACAACCTGATCGGCGCCAGGTTGTGCCACAAGACGATGCTCCAGCTCCCATCCTTGGTCAGTTTTAACCTTGACCCAAGGCTGGCCCTCCCAGACCCGGCGTGTTCCAGAAGGGACATACTTCGGATGCTTCGCACCGTAGTGAGCCTTCTTTGCGTTAACTTCTGGAGTTACGGTTCCTCGTGCTCGGCATAATATTGAACAGAACCGGCTGCTGGCCACGCGCCTTCGGGCGCTCACCGTGTAGATATTAGCACAGTATTCGCAGGTAAGCGGACCGAAGGGCATATTCTATACCTATGTTATACTTAGGCTATATCGTAGACGCCGGCAGAGTTTACTTGCTGGGCCACCATTTGACCAGTGCAGGTCATGCTTTTATATAACACGAAGGTGTTGTAGGGACGCGAAGGCGTGAACGTGTGGCGCCACTCGTCTTCCATCTTCATCAGGTAGATGTGCCTGGTGTCGAAGATGTAGGCCCGCTTGGCGAACCCCAGATCGTCCAGGGTGGGATCGAACTCGATCGGGATGTCCATAAAGGACATTTGCCCCATCGCACCGTCCTGCGGTCCCCGGAACCCGCGCAGCGAGTAATTGCCGTTGGCCCGGATTTCGGTCTCCATCGCGGAAATGAAACTCGACCCCGCAAGGCACTTGTTGGGACGCCCGCCGTAGCGGATGAGCTGGCGGTATTCGCTTTGCAGAAACGTCAGCAGCACGCCGCCGTTGGTCGCGGCCGATGTGATCGGGCCAGTGCCTCCCGCTGCCAACGCAGCGGCCGTCGCGGCGCGGTTGCGCCACCAGGTATTCGTCGTCCTGGTAAGGCCGCCCAGCGTGCCGGCCGCGGGGTTGTCGACGATGATCGACATAAGCCCCGCCAGCGCCTTGGGATCAGCGACGCCATCGCCCCAGAGCAGCTTGTTCATCGACCGGGCATATTGTTCGCCAAAGTCCTGGAGCTTGTCGGCCAGCAGGTTCACCAGGACCGTCATCTCGCGCCCGCTGTGCTCTTCGGTGCGCTCGCCGTTACCCTCTTCGTCGGTCACCGAGATGCCGTCGATCTTGAGTTCCGTGTGGGTCAGCGTGATGCCGATATGATGTTCACGCCACGGGAAGTTCACCCGGTCGATGTTGGCCGGCGTGAAGAAGTTGACTGTGTCGTTGTGCGTGTAGCCGATCATGCTGTCGTTGACACCAGCCGCGCCGAACTTGCCCTTAATGGCAAGCGAGATGTTCCCCTTGCCGCCCGGGAACGTCTTGTTGGTCTTCTCCATTGCATCCAGCAACGGCTTGGCCTGGATCGACTGCTTGAACGTGTCGCCCTTGTTTAGGTAAAAGTCCAACGACGCATTCGCGATGTTGGTGATTTCTCCGGCTGTGAAAGCCATTTAGCGCCCCCGTCAGTGGGTAGCGCGCGACCTCTCAAGACCCAGCAACGCAGCTTCCATGAGCGTGCGGGGTTGCGGACGAGCGCCGTTGACCACACGGGTGCTGTCCGGAGATGAACGTGTCCGCTGGACGAGGGGTTGGAAGTTCCCC